CTGCTCTACGCCCCTAAAAGTAATACTACCTTTTTCTATAGGCTCTGACCACAATCGGGAACCGGCCCCACTGGCACTGGTCATTCTGACTATTTCACCTTCTACTAGAGCAATATTAGTAGGTAAATTTAATGGATTGGTATATGGTACTCTAATTCCAAAAGAATATGTACCTGTGGAATCTAATTCAACAACTCCATCGTCGCTTTTAACTGTTGATGGAGTTATAACTGGTTCCAAAATTCCTATAGAGTTATAAGTATTAAAAGACTCTGAACTTATGTTGGCTTTAAATACTGCATTTTCTGTCAGAGTTAAGTAGTCTGTAAATATATTGTATGAGCCACCAACCACGCCATAATCTACGAAAGTCAGTCTGGCAGTTTTTGAACTTGCTGGCTCAATACTCAGTATTAGTAAGTCTTGAGACTCCTTGCCTAATTCACCAAACATAAACAGGTCAAGATTATTGGCTAAGGTTGTGGTAAGAGTTGTTCCAGTCGGTATAACTTGTAGTCTTGAATACGTACCAGTAGCTAAGGTTATAGTTCCTGCTAAAGTTGCTGATCCATTACCAAAAAGTCCGGGTTTAGTATATCTTATAGTATTGCCAGTCACATTAGTAATGGATGCACCAGCAGTATTTAGTATAGTTAAAATATTAACAGCCACCACATCTCCAACCTGTAATGGGTGGTCATTGGAATCTAGGGTTAGGGTTACTGTTGTTCCTACGTAGCTGTAAGCTGTAACATTAAAGGTCTTTTTTACTTGGCGATCGTTACTACTACCATCGCTTCCACGAATTCTGAGGGTGTAGTTTTTGGTAGTATCAATATTGACCATTTCATCAAGATCGAACACAGTACTACTAATTCTGTTTTTAATTCTGCCGCTACCCAAACCCCACATAGGTACATCGTGTGTTACTTTTACCCAGTCGCCGCGATTGCACACTAAATACTCAATATCTGTATTGAGTGTATAGATTTCTGGTCGCAACTTTATCTGAGCAAAGTGCCACTTTGCCAGATCAATAGCGTGACCTTTGCTTGTTACACCTGGCAATGTTATGGACTCAAATAGTTCTGCACCTTTTTTATTGGGTAGATTGTCGTACTCAGCATAGCCAGTATTATAGACTATGAGTTCATTTTCTTGGTAATCTGAGTCCTCATCGTAGATCTTTATCTTTAGGGCATGTGGAGTTTTTGGTAGTGCTTTTGTACCCTCAAATCCCCAACTGTTGTGAGGAGTAAAGTGCTGAATTGGGCTAGTTTTTTGTTCGTCAATATTAACAGACCAAACACCGTCTACCAGTGCTGGACTTGCTCTGCCTGCTGCACATATGTCTCGCAGTACCTCTAACACACTTCTTTGTGAACCCATCACTGAGTTAAAGGTGTACTTGTAATTGTATACAGTACTAGGAGAAGTAGAATTATCAGTATAGGTTCTGGACGTATTACAAAAATTATGCCAGTACTTTAGTTTAGTTAAGTCTACCTTACTACTAATATCTACTGGATTAACCAAGTAAGGTTCTGTAATGGTACCACCAACAATTCTTTGTGGATTTGCTGGGTGTGTTAAGACATATAGAAATAGTGAGGCGGGATTGTTAGTGTTTCTTAAAATCCAAGCATTAGTGGGCTGATCCCAGTCCCAACAGTAGGTTTGTACAACTGCATTGATGCCCTCTATTTGTCCAGACAATTGCTTGGTGGCTTGTATGCTTAGAGCAGTTTTTGCAAGGGCTACATTTTTAGGGTCTGTTACTGCTTTTGTATTTCTTGTAGCTGTTACGGTGTGCAGAATACTAGTAGTATAATGAGCGAACGAACTTTCTTCTTCTTGTTGACCTGTTAGAGTTGCAGTTACGCGCTGAATTTGTACACTGATAGGAAAGGAACTATTGTCAAAATGACCCTGACTACTATCATAAGTTCTGACATAAGTAAAACCATCTATAACAGGTGCATCGTATCCTACACTGATATATGGATCATCTAAGCTTCCGCCAGTTTGTTTTAGATTTTGCCAACTTCCACTTCCAAAACGGATCTTGATATCAAAAGTTACACCACTAGCATGACTTTTTCCTGTTTTTTTATCTACTTTTCTGCAACCCTGTGGAAAGTGAATGGCTACAGTAAACTTGTCAATTGCATAGTTATTAAAAGTAGTTACATTTGCTGCTGTTTGTGGCATCTAACTCTCCTATGTTTGCTCAGTCTCATCATCATCAACAAAAAGTGTATCATCCGGAACTGGTTGCGGAATTGGAAATACTGGTTGACCTCTGTAAATATCAAAAGATATACTAGCCATTGCTGTACCATTACTGTTTTGTGGTCGTACATACGGTGGTAATTCAACATTGGTGCCTGCATTAGACGGGTTGTAATCTGGGCCAGTCATTTCTAAATTTTTTGTATATTGATCTACATCATTACCATAAATACCGTTGAATATTTCTAAGTCTGTTGCAGTGGGTACAGTTTTACGATCTAGAGTTTTCTTTCCCACTGGCGACTCCCTCAGAGTAAAATCTGATAGTGGAACATCTCCCAGCCTCATGGTATTGTCATCAATCGTTAGTGGACCATAACCCCAAATCAACAACATGTTTAAGTATCCGTCTGTTGTAATACTGGTATTATCTGGATATCCAATAAAACTTTTTGCTCCTATTGGAGGACTGTATCGTATCTTACCCAGTACCACCGGTATGGCCCCATAGGGGGTGTAGGGATTATTGCTGCCAGTAATTAAATTTTGTTGTTGTGGATTGCCGGGATCTTCTGAGGATGGGGGTCTTATAGGAGCAATAGCATTAATAAGAGCACTGCCTACAATAGTTATAGCTGCAGATGCTACTGCTCCAGCAAGAGTTAAACTACCAACAGTACCTGCTACGGTCGTACCCAACATGCTTACTGCTAATTGCGGAGCAAAATAAGCCACAGCTATTAAGGCTACCAAACGTATTGCTTCTTTACCAGCAACTGCACGATATTCCACACGATCGGAGTTCTTTAGTGTAGTAACACCCCAAACCTCACGAGGCACAGGAACACCGTTGACCATTATAACAGCACTGTTGGATATTTGGTCAGAAATTTTGTACTCACTGCTTATCTTATGGTACAATTCTTCGACTGTAGTACCTTCTACCACAAACTTTGTGATTACTTCAGTTTTGAGTGGGTGAGGTACCATATTTAATACAATACCAGTGTTGGGATTATAACGATAATACCCCTCTATTCTACGATTCCACTTTACACCATTGAGGTTTTCTATAACACTGTCGCGATCTTCTCGAATGTGTAGGAACTGATTGCAATCTAGCACTATACCCAAGTGAACGGCCTCGCCCAACACATTAAAAACCACCAAATCACCAGGACTTGGTGTTTCTACTCTATCCCAACCCTCACGATATTGTGAAATCAATTCTTGAATACGAAGACTGTCATCTATGTGATATGCACTGTTGAAACTGGGAAGATCGATACCCAATTCATTGTGGTAGTACAGACGAGCTAATCCCCAGCAGTCCAAGCCGTCGATCTCTCTTCCACCACCCTTGAAGGGTAAGCCAATGTAGTAGTTAATATCCATTAGAACAATCCTGGAAAGTTGGGTGGGTTAAAACTGTGAACAGGAAAAGGTTCGCGTTCATAGCTCACCATAGAGAGATCACAGTTTACTGTGTCACGATTGTAAGTAATACTGTTCACGTATAAGTAGTCAAAACTCACTTCTACCACGTTGGGGGTTTTTGATAATACCAACTCCAATTTTACTCTGGGCGGCCCCGACAACGACCTAATAATAGGTGTTAAGTATCGGGTGGCGTCATTGATTTGTATAGAACAGCGAGGAGCTTGAGCCTCTTCCTCGCTGGGTAGAGTAATTTGTAATGGTAAAAAGGTATAGTTTGTGTTTCTACTAACCACACCATATATTACCTCTGTGTCAGTGGTCAAAATATCTGTATTCTGAGCAGGCGAAGAAGCTGCAGTAATACGGCCAGTATATCCGTCACAAATTCGGGCTAAGGGGGAGTCAGTTGTGGGATCGTAAAAGGTTAACAAAACAATAAGATCGCTGTCACTTTCAGGTGAAAAGATCTGCTTTTTAGCCTCTGAACTCAGGTTGTCTAGTCTGCTCATGGTAACACTTCTAGGGTTAGGGCCACTGTATAGTACCCAGGGGCCACATAGGTAAGGGTGTAAAAGTCACCCTCACCTTGTGGAACTATACGAACCTCTACGGTTGCAGCGGTTCTGGGATGTTTAAAGTTAAACCGATTGACGCCACTAATACCACCGCTAAGAACCGAAGACTTTACAAAGTTTTCAAAAGTGGTAACTTGGGCTGTAGTCATCAAAAACTGAATTGACAAGTTTTGTGGTTTACTGCCCACATAGCGAGACTTGGCAGGTCCACGGTCCGTTGGGGTGCGAACCACTAACACTCCTCCTGTCTCAGTATAACCTTTTTGTGGTGACTGTGGCAGGCTAGTTGGCCAAGATGGTATTGCCATATTATCTCCTTATGAGCTGAGGTTGTAGTCCAAATGTACCACCCATAGCGCGCTGGGTTGAACTGCCATTGCGGGTAATTTCTCCAGCAGTCATGTCGCCTACAACAACCTCTATTCTGCGGTTGCCACGGCTATCCGTGGTTTCACGAGCTTCGGCTTGGGCTGTTGAATAGTTGTTGACAACCACCTCTACGTTGTTACCACCCCCGCCGCGTACACCCAAGTTGCCCTGACTATCACGTTTAAGTGGCATGATAGCCTCAGGGCCGGCTTCACCCATCAAACCGGTGCCCTTGGCGAACTTGAACATGGTAGGTGAGTCGACTATGGAGTTGGTGAACATACCGCCCTTGGCGTACTTCTTGATACCCTCATCAAAAGCGCCGCCCATTGCAAAGCCAAAAGGATTTTGACTAATACCGCCAGTTGAGGGTAGGGCTGTGAATGATCCGCGGCCGCCCATACCTGGAAGACCTGGTAGCATACTGCTAAACAGGTTCATGAATATTCTGTTCATGTATAGTTTGGCAATACTAGCCAGCATGTCATTTACCAAGCTCTTAAAGTTTAACTTGCCAGTACGTACAAACTCTACAATGGAATCACCCATTGCTGCAAAAGTATCTTTGTAGATGGACGCTAAACCCTTTTGCTCTGTGCTCATGGACTCGTACATGCCTTTTAATCGTTCATTTGCGCTGTAAACATCTTGCGCACCCTTGACCTCTGCATCTCTCTGAGATTTAGCTGCTTCCTTGCGCTTATTAAAAGACTCTGCTTGCTCAAGTGTTAACATACCCGTGCCAGTTTCATCTAAACCACCGGCAATGCCAGCAACAGTAGCATCTGCCGCAACTTTGTCAATTTCTCGCTTGTATTTAGCTTCTATTTCCAATAATTTATTCTGGTATTCGCGAGCTCTGATGGCTTTGTTGATTCCATTTACTTCTTTGTCGTACAGATCTTGAGTTATTAGGCCAAGTTCTAGTTTGTACTGTAATTCTTCTTTTTGCAGTTCTACTAATTCGCTTTGAGCACTCAAGTTGGTAGAACGAAGTGCTTCTTGTTGTGCTCTTGTTTTTTCAGCTTCTGCAAGTTCGGCATAGACCTTTCGGGCTTCGCTGGAGATTCTTAAGATCTCCAACTCATTGTCACGACGTAGGCCTGCCAGTGTTAGGGCATCACGCTCTTTTGCGTTTACTTTGCTGCGCGCTTCCCCTTGCGCTTGTATAGCCATAGATATTTTGTTGAGATCAAATCCTGCATCTTTGATTGCTAGATTATATCTTTCTTGTATCTTTGCTCTTTCTTCTTCGGCTGCGTTAGAGGCTGCGACACTGGATTCTTTAAAAGTTTGTTGGATTTGACGACCCTGGCTCTGTGTTTCCATTTCTACAATTCTAGGCTCTGAAAGTACTCCGGCTTCTTTGAGTATACGCAATCTTTCTTGTTCCAGTCTTAGAGATCCCTCAGTTCTGGCGTTTTGTAGCTGAAGTTGACGATTTATGATTTCGTACTTATCACTGACCTGCTTCAATATATTGTCAAGAGTCCTATTTTCGGCTGTAATATCTGCTGTTAGGGTCTTGTTTTGTAGAGTAAGTCCGGCCTGCGTTCTGGCCGCTTCTGCTCGTTGTTTAGCTTCAGCCAGTTCTTGCTTGTAGTTTTCACCTTGCGCACCTTTTTGAACGTTTTCCACTTTTGCAAGTTCAAGAGCTATTTGAGCAACTTCTTTGTTATATTCTTGAGTGGCTTTTGATATTTGAAGAGTACGTTCTGCTGCTATTTCAGACTCAGCACTATAACCTCTTAAATCCTGTAAAAGTTTGTTTGTATTGCTGGTTCTGGCCATTGCCATGTCTAACTTCATTATACTAGCAGTATAACCATCTATATCTGATTGTGCTTTTAAGAATGCTGCGCTTTGTTCTAATGTATACTTTTTAGTTACTGCTGCCTGTTCTTTTACTAAGGGTATAAAGAATTGGCTAAAGAATTGCAATATGCCTTTATCTGTGGGCGGTGAAAACAGGTCTTGTTGAGCCAGTTTTAATTGATCCAATGCGTCTTTGGCAACTTTGGAAGTAGGGGCAAATTTTTCAAAGTATGATATTAAATCATTTGCATTAGCTGTAATTTCTGGACTGCCAAGTGCATCGCCTGAGCGTTTTAATGTTTGCTCTACATTTTGGAACAGTTTAGCAGAAGCCGCACTTACACCATTAGTAGCATACTCACTCACAGATTTTACATTTTTTAACTTCTTTTCGTAGGCATCAAACTCTTTATCAACTTCAGCTATTAAAGACTTAACTTTTGCAGCTTCTGCTTTTCCTCTTTCTATTCCTGCTTGAACACCCTCTAGTGGCGAAACAGCGGCTAATTGGGCTTTTGCTAATTCAGACGGTGAAACTGGTGCTCCAACATCGCCGATAGAAAAAGCAAACTCTCCTGTTAATCCTTGAGAGGCACCAGGCGATGTTTGTCTTGCATAACGATCTCTTTGCTCTATTAGTTTTGCGTACTCTTCTCTGACTTGTATTAAAGTTTTGAGATTTTTATCTTCGACGAGACCCAATGCTTTGGCTGCTGCAATTGTTTTGTCTATTCCATATATAGTAGTATCAAAAACTTCACCTCTTGCTGTGGCTTCTTGTCTAGCTTTTTCTATATCTGTTTTACTCTGTACTTCTTCTCGTTTTTTCTTCAACTCTTTTAGGGCTTCTATCTGTGAGGTTATTGCATTACTAGCAACCTCTAAGCTTTTGCTGTATTCTTCATTGGTTAGAGTGGCTGATTCAAATGACTTGGTAACTCTTTGTAAAGCTACTCCCGAATTTTCAAAAGCACTGGCCACATCTTGAAGCTTTTTGTCTAATTCTTGACTTTCTTTTACTGCTTTTGGAACTATCTTGTCGCCAAACAGTTCCCATAGCGTCCATATAATCATCAATGGGCCAAAGGCGGCCAGTATTCCTCTAAACGCGGCACTGACTACTGTACCCATTATACCTATACTAGTTCCAAATTTAGATCCCCAGGTGGTTGCATTTTTAAATACCTGTCCTTGATCCATTAACACATCACTGAGAGATTGCAGCTGAACTTTTAGACCGGCTCCGACTACTCCTTGTAGTCTTTCTGCTTCACGGCTGGCCTGTCCCAATCCTTGACTAAAGCCCTTGCTGGCAGGCACAAGTGTGGACATTAGTGCACCAGCACTAGCCAATGCTGCACCACCTGCACCGCCGGCCGCTGCTGCACCTTGTGCTGGCGTAGCACCTGATTCATACCGTCTGCCTACTCGTTGTACCTGACCAGGTACAGTTGCTTGAAATTGATTATCTAGAGTGGCTTGTCTGGTTGATAAGTCTAGGATTCTTTTACGTGCTTGTTCTTCTGAAATCAGTCCGGCATTACGTAGTTGAATGATGTTAAAAACTTCTCCAGCAGACTTTTTGACAGCATCACCAAGTTTTAGCTCGTTTAGGGTACTTGTAGATTGTAGTACACCCAGCTTGATCATTTGATCCAGTTTGACCTGTTGCTTGGCTACAGTGCCATCAATAGCTCTCCTGTACTGTTCTTCTATTTGAGTTACGTTTTTGTAGGAGCTTAAATCTTTATCGCCCTTGGCTCCAAACAATTCCTTCTCCAACAATCTCGGAGAAACACCAGGGCCTTTGGCTCGGCCACTTGTTGTTGTTTGTGCCAACATTCCGGGTGAAAGGGTTGCGGCAACAGCAGACATTGTTAATTTTTGTGTGTTTGCAGCAAGGGCTGCCAATTTGGCTTGTTCAGCTTGTATAGCGTTAGAAACCTGTGCCATTTCTCTGGCAATTCCAACTCTAAACTCAGCGGCCTGAGCCTTTGTTCTGGCAGAATTAAAAGTAAAAAAGTCTAATATTACACTTTTTAACTCAGGTAGAGCTCGCTTTAGTAGCAAACCGCTAATAGCAAGCGCTAAAAACTTAATAGCATCTTTGCTGTCTGCTAAAAATGACAGCAATGGTTTTAAGCCTTGATTTATAAAAGATAATATTTCGAATAGTGCTTCTTTGCCTGTTGCTACAAAGCGAGAAAATGGATCATCCAATGTAGCAAACTCTTTCCACTTTTCTCCTGCTTGCTCTACAGCATTTGCGTACGCAGCCACCCGCTGTTGTGCGCTCAGTGCGTCGGCTCCGCCTTCAATTTGGAACTTTTTAGCATAGTCGTCATAGGCTTTTTTCGCCTTGATAAAGATACCCAATTCGTCCAAAATTTCTTGTTCTTGCTTGGCCGTACCTTGAATAATACGTCTTACAGAGTCGTTTACATCGCGTCCTAATCCTGCAGCGGCACCTTTGGCAATGGCAACCAAACTTTCCATTTGTTTAGTTGCAATACCTGCACTAGTACCCAAATTGGCAAACTGCATAGCATCTTCGAAGCTGATTGCGTACCCAGCTGCGGCTTGAAGGTTTTTGCCAAGCTTTAGCATGTCTGTACCAACCTGCTGACTCATCATCT